ATTTTGTAGAACCCGAGACGGTACGATCAGGTCTCTTTGAGGCATTCTGGGAGGGTAGCCAGGTGAATCCACTTTGGTGGGAAATTGACGGTTCAATTTGGACCAAGGAATATCGTCCACCACGCCTGCCTGACATTATCGCACATTTGGAACGATTTGGGGGGGATCGGAACTTCGACAATGTGATCTACTCTCGTCACCTCCCGACAGTTTTGAGAAAACTGCGGGCATACGAGGGTATTGGCTCCGCTGTCGTGTTTGATTCCTGGCTTGAAATCGACAACTTGCGAAAGGTCAAGGTTCCGCTAAAGACATCTGCGGGAATCAGGTGGAAGAGACGAGGTAAGCCGAAGAAAAAGGATGCACTTGTCCTTGCCTCCCAGGAAGCCGCACGGGATATAAGGGGATTGAAGGAAGGGGTAATGTACGACACACCACCATGTTTTGTAGCCGGTAGAGGTAAGCTTGTTGATAGTGATAAGGAAGCAGGTAAGAAGGAGGGACGCTTAATCGTCGTTCCTGATCTTAAACGTCATCTAATAGGTTCAATGACCTCTGTACCGTATTCAGCTCTTGTAAAGGGGTATTCTAAAGAGAATGGGGGGGTGATGATCGGAATGGGTCCATTCAACGGAAACTATGAAGCTCTTTATCAGCAGATTGAGGCAACCAAGCCATCGTATTTCCTTTGCGTGGATTTTAGTGGTTATGATCAGACGGTCCCGGCCGAGGTCATCCGATCATCCTTCTCCCGGATCTCCCAACGATTCACTCCTGATCGAGGCTCAGTTGCGTATTGGGACAGTGAGTTTGAACACCTCGTTAACACCAAGATCGTCCTCCCGAACGGTCAGGTCTACGTCAAAGGTCGTGGAGTGGCAAGCGGGGACCCATGGACCTCTCAGATCGGATCAGATGCCAATTGGATCATGCAGGAAATCGTGTTTGAACACCTGGGATGGAACGCCCGGGCCTGGACATTCGGCGATGATGTGATCATCGCCGTCATTGACGGTCCTTCGGATCACGACGAGGCTATGCGGACGTATGTTGCAGCCATGTCGAAGATCTTTGGACTCGAGGTTAAGGCCAAGGACTCCTATGTCACGAATCGTCTCAAGATCCATGGAGCAACTCCCGTTGACGGGAAGTCGGTCAAATTCCTGTCAAACTACTTTATGGACCGTAACGGAACGATCAAGCCCGTTCCCACTTTTGACAGCGTCGTAGAACGGATGATGTATCCCGAACATAATGACTTTGATCAAATAATTGCCCCCACCGAAGAGGAGGTGGCGAATAACTTTGCCTACGAAAAGGCGCGTGTTCGTAGTATGATGTGCATAGCATGGTATAATGTAATGGCTAACGACATGTTGTATCGGTATTACAGGTGGCTTGACGTGCATGATCCTGGAGGCGGCGAGGTTACGAGGCAGCAGTGGGTCGATTTATTTCAGAAGTGGGACATTGACCCAGAGAAAGCGGGGTCCTGGATGAGCGGACTCCCGAAGGAATCGGACATTGTTGAATTATATAAACCGAG